TCTCTCCAACATTGTATTCAAATCCTTTGAACTTGTCGTTAAAAACTTTATTAGTTTTATTTTCAAAAATAGAAGCTTGCTCTTTACTTTTCTCGTAATTTTGTTCTGATTCCTTGTTATGCTTGGTAAAGAATTCAATAGCTTCTTGCTGCTCACCTGTGAGCTTAGATCCGCTTTTAATATCTTCATAGTATTTGGATTTTACACTTTCCAAGTGTAGCTTTGCTTGAGCAACCTGCTCTTTCATAGCTAATTTTTTTCTTTTAATATCTCTTTCCTCATCGATATCTTCGTCAAAAGCAAAGTTGTCTTCCATAACAAAGTCAACCTCTTCATCTGATAAATGAGATTTTGTAGATCTATAATATTCTTTTAATAAAGTATGATTATCTAATTGTGAGTAATCTTGATTAAGCGTAACGTAGTCTGTTAAATCACCTCCTGTTTCTTCCATGAAACTTACCAACTTTTCAATGTTTTCTGGTAATGGTTTTCCAGTTTCTATAGATTCAGCGATAGCATCTTCTACTGTCTCTGTTATTTCCTCTACTTTTTCTTCATTAGTAATTTCTTCTACAACACTAGTTGGTTCTTCAGCGATAACTACCGGTTCACTAATAACCTCCTCCACAGCCTGAGTCACTGGCTCGGCTACATCTTCTTTTACTTCTGGTGGTTTGCTTAGATCAACTTTAGTTATTGTTTGCTCTTGAACCTCAGGCTTTTTGTTCATTTTTGCCTTAACCTTAGTAACGTTTCCTTTTGTTTCGTTGTTGTCTGGTTGTTTTTCTACTTTTGCTTTTACTTTAATCTTGCCAGTTTCGTCATTTACGATTGGCTCTTCTTTTTTTGTTGCCATAATATAATATAATAATAGTTAATAATTTTTACTGCGGACCAAAGCTTGACATATCACCCACGCCTCCTAGTATATCATTACCTGAGGACTCAAAGTTTTTAGGTGGTTTGTTGTTATTTCTTTGGTCTATAAGCTCACTTTGCTGTGACGCTTGTATTTTTGTTCTGTTATCTTTGCGGTCTTCTTTTTCTTTTTCTCCTTGATCTTTACTTTGCCCTTCACCCATTTTCAACTGCATATTGTAATCAAATTCAATTTGCATTAATTGCTTTTTAATTTCAGCCTCTTGAATTAGTTTCTCTAATTCAAACTGAGATTTAGCTTGTTCAATTGAAATTGCTGTTGAAGCCACTGATTGTTGTTTTTGCATTTCAAATTCTGCAGAAGCTTGTTGTTGAGCTATATTAGCTTGAGACTGGGCTTGCATGTTTTCTTGTTGAATCTTTTGGTCTCTTTTAATCTTTTTCTTTCTTCTAATCTTTAACAGTTGATTAGCTAGTTTAATGTTTTTAATTTCTCTAAGATCAATAGCATCTTCTAGTTCTATATTTTGCTGCCCCAATGCTACTTGTATATTGTTTTCAAGCATGGCTTTTTCCTCCTCATCCGGGGTTAACTCTATAAATATACCAAAGTCGTAAAGGTGTAGCTCAGACATCTCTGTTAGTGTTGCTACGTTGTGTGCACCTATAGAATGTACAAAAGCCTCTTTTGTTGGAGAGTACTCAATTATGTCAGATATTCTAAGAGATAAACACTCACAAACTTCTGACGTTAAGAACAAGCCAGATTGAAGTATATGCCTAGTTGCTGTGTTTGAATTTGCTGCGGCCATTTTTTGAACACCTACTAAAGCTTTTGGATCAGGCGTGCTACCGTCTCTAGCCTCATTAAGACCAGTTACATCCCTTATCATTTGCAAATAATAGTTGTAGTTACCTATAAGTGCTTGTAGCTTACCACCACCACTTCCGCTTGTTATTTCTTGAATAGGTATTTTACCAGGATTCTGATCGCCTTCAGAAGTAAAGCTTCTACCAATAACAGAACCTGTTTGGAAGAACATATTTAAAGCTTCTTGTGGGCTATAGTTTGTTCCATTACCTAAATCTATTTCAGCCAATCCATCTGCGTCTAAATAAACACCATCTGGAACCATTCTTGACATTACTTGCTGTAACTTTAGATGCGTTAATTGAATCATGTCAGCAAAACCTGTTATTCTTTTAACTAAAGAATCTATTCTACCTTCGTACATTCTAGGAGCGGTAATAGCGTAGTTCATTTTTACTTTAGTAAAATCACTTTTAGGGCGCATCATGTTTTTAGCCATTTCCCACTTCAGTAGTTTCTTTGTACCTAAAACTAAAGCTCCGTCATAAAGGCACTCTATTTTTCTAGACTCTTTGCTAAAATTTTCATTGTCTTCTGGGTTGAAACTATCATCTTTTTCAATAGCCTTCTCTCCACCACTAGCACTTTCTTTTAACTTATAAACCTCGCTCATGTATGTTTTGTAGTTAAAGTACAGTATGTCTACTTTGTTTTTATCGTTATTGTCCTCGTAGTTTCTTTTTTTATTCCGCTTATTTGTATTGTAATTGCCTTTTTTAGATATTTCTTCTAAGTCCTCTGCGCTTAAGTGTGGAAACTGTTTTATCAATTCGTTTATTGGAATAGTTTTAACCTCACCAACGTAATATATATCTTCAAAGTAAGGTGAGTCAGTATGCGAATACACTAAGTTGGCTGGGTCAACATACTCTATAGTCACACCCTCAGAAGTATTAAAAGAGGTTTTTACAGCGCCTATACCCAATACGGTTAAGTCGTAGTAAAACCTCTTCTTGGTTAACTCATATCTATTTCCAGTCATTAAAACATTTAAAGCTTGTTCTTCTGCTATTTCTACAGCTTGCTTGTAATTAAGCTGCATGTGTAGGTCTAATTCTTCTTGAGAGTCTGGTAGTAAGCTAGCTTCTCCATTAAATAGATCTAAACCAAACTTTTCTTTAACAAAAGATTTTAAATCTTTAGATCTCATGTCCTCCATTATTTTACCCATGTACTCGGTTCTCTTGCTGACACCGTATGGATCTTGAGAGTATGCTTTTACATCATACACTCTATCTGACATTCCATTAACAACTATATCTACAAACTTAGAAATAATTGGAACAGGCTTCCAATCTAAATTAAGATAGGACAAGTCACCGTTGATCGATAACTCATCCTTATATTTTTGAATAGACTGCTCGCCTCTAGCGTATAGCCTTAGATTATGAAAATCGTTTTTACTCTGTGAATGTCTAGTTGATTGGTTTTCTTCATCAAACCACTCCCCTTCAATAGCCTGAGCAACCTTAAGTCCGTATTCATAACTTATTTTTTCTGCATCGCTTACTACTTGACTTGGAAAATTCCTCATATTAGTTCTTTATTATCTTTGAAGCGCTACCTTTGTTGGAGTACTTGGCAACACTTATATTTAATTTTGGTTTTTCAATCTTTGCGTTTGGAGCGTATAAATGCCTATTGTTAGCCATTACCGCTAATCCAGAACTTATTGACGCATCATGCTTTGTTCTTTTGTTTATATCGAATCTACTCCAATCGTTGAGTAACTCATTGAAATAACAATCTCCGTGAGTTCCATCTTGTTTAATACCTACATGATCTTGAATATACATTTCAATTGCAGCTGCATGTGCTTGTTTTATATCTTCGCTTGAATTAGGTATTCCACCAACTTCTTTTTCTGCTACAGATAATTTGTTCCAAATTTTATCAGGTCTATTCATACTAAACCCTCTATACCCTCTTCTTCTTAAATAATACAGGAGACGAGGTTTGTTGTTCTCTGCTAGTATTGGCATTCCGTAAAACACTAAAGCCATTAGAACATCTTCAAAGAACATCTCTGCCGTTGGTGGTCTTGATAGGTATTCTAAAAAGAAACTGTTTGCCGGGGCGTCTTCCATTGAGAATCTAGTTAAACCATGTAAAGCTCCTTTAGACCCAACTCCATCTACTGTTCCTGATATATCGTATGAATCACAACCAAAAGCACCCATATGTTCATTGCCCGGATACCTTACACCATTTTTAAGTATAACTCTGTTTTGTAGTTGTTGAGGTGGAACCCAGCTAACTTTAAACCTACCTTTTTTATCTGGATAAAATATAACTTGAGAATCTTTAACCCCATTTACCCATTGAAAATTACCTTGAGTAACGCCTAGTGTTCTAGACATTTCTTCGTTATAATCTATTTGCTCGTATATTTTAACTAAATTAAATATACTTCCTTTTGTTTCGTCTCTAAATGCGTGTTCTGTTGTTCTTGGAAACTGACGGTAGAATTCGTTTAAACCATCTGAATCATCTTTTAAACCAT